AGGACATGCGGGACAGCTCCACGGTGCAGAACATGCGGGGCAGTTCCACGGTGCAGAACATGTGGGACAGCTCCACGGTGCAGGACATGTGGGGCAGCTCCACGGTGCAGGACATGTCTGGCAACTCGACGGTGCAAATCGCTGAAAACTTGTCTAAAGGTGTAAATGTCAAAACAATTATTTTATCACAGAACGCAATAATAAAAGATTGCCGCACAAAAACACTTTATGCGGTTGGCGATTGGAAATTATCAATCAAGAAGGAAAGCGATGCCTGAATTACATTACATAGGAATCTCCGCGGCGTTTGACCCTTACGCGGAGGCGGAACCGGTGTCTTATTGCCCGGAATGCGGCGCACCGGTATATGACGGAGAGCGCATCTATTACGGACATGGAACCGATCATGTAATAGGCTGTGAGCATTGCATTGATACAGGATTTGCACAGGCCGGATAAGGAGTACATATGGATAATTTAGCGATATACAATGATTTACGCGTTGTACCGGAAGAAGCCAAAAAAAAGATTACAGGAGGACGTTTAAACGGATTTACCGATATCAACAGCATGTGGCGAATCAAACGTTTAACAGAGAAATTCGGACCATGTGGAATTGGATGGAAAACCATAAACGAAAAATATCGCACAGAACCGGGAGCAGATGGAGCTGTCGCTGCATTTTGCGAACTTGACTTAGTATACCGTCTTGATGGCGGTGGATGGAGCGAGCCGGTACATGGAGATGGCGGGAGCATGCTTGTTGCCAAGGAAAAAGGCGGTTTATATACAGATGATGAATGCTTTAAGAAGGCCCGTACTGATGCCATTGGAAACGCTGGGAAACTGCTTGGGCTGGGTGCGGATGTATACAACGAAAATGACCGCACGAAGTATAAAAAAGAACTGTACAAGTGCAACAAGTGCGGCAAATCCCTTCACGACGTGATGCTTCGAAATGGCGAGTTGTGGGCAGCACATGACATTGCAATTTATGGCCTTAGAAGGTTTGGAGATATGTTGTGCGACGAATGTCAGAACATAGTCCTAAAAGAGGAAAAGGAAAAGAAAGAAGAAAGCCTTTCGCTCGTAGGCGGTGAAATCGTTGAGCAGACTGTTTAATTTCACGAATGCGCGTATGTCTACGGAAGGAGAACTTTGCTTAAAGGTGAAAAACCGTGCACAGGCTGCACAGCTTGCTTATGAGCTGAAAGATAAGACCGTGGATATGGTGGCAGAAATCAAGCGTAAAACAAAGGCACGCAGCAAAGACGCAAATGCGTATGCGTGGGAGCTTATGGGCCAGATGGCCGATTTGCTGCACACAGACAAGGACAGCGTATATCTTGAGATGCTGAAAAGATACGGCCAGCAATTTGTGGTAAAGGTGCCAAATAAAAGCGTTGAGATGTTCAAGCGTCAATACAAATACTGTGAACAACATGAAACACTTGCTCCGGAAGAACGGGCGCAATATTACCGCGTATACCTTGGCAGCTCTACATATACCACCAAGGAAATGAGTGTCCTGATAGACGGCATTGTCAGTGAGTGCAAAGACCTTGGAATAGAGACGATGACACCGGAAGAACTGGCACGCATCAAGGAGGAGCCACGGTGAAGAATCTCGATAAAAACGGATACGCACCCAGCATTGTGACGTTTGATACAGACTGCTGCTTTTTGTGCGGCGGACAGGATGAAAAACTGGACAGGCATGAATGCTTTGGCGGAGCGATGCGCGAAAAGAGCAAGCGTCTTGGGCTTTGGGTTCCTCTGTGCCATGTCCGGTGCCACGAATACGGGCCGAATGCAGTACACAGAAACAGAGAGGCAAGGATTTATTGCCAGCAGGCAGCACAGAAAGCGGCGATGCAGGAATACGGATGGAGCAAAGAAGATTTTATCCGCGAATTTTACAAAAACTATCTGTGATTTGTAAAGTACAGTTTTAAGTTAATGGAGGCTTGATTATGAAAAAACTGTGGAAATTTGAATGGGATTCTGATTATGCATTTATCGGAGGGATTTTTAAAGCTACTGACGAACAAATAAAAAATGCAATTGGGAAAACCATTTATCTTGGAGAAGCAGAAGGAAAACATTCTGAAGTTTATGGTGTACTCGAGGAAAATGATATCGTTCTGGTAAGCGATAATCCTATTGCGGTGAAAATTATTCCCGAATTTGGATATAACCCGTTGGGTTATATTTCTGATGAGGATGTCTGATATGGGATTAAACGTAGTCGCGTTGATGGGCCGCCTTGTGGCTGAACCCGAACTGCGCCACACAACGAGCGGAGTTGCGACATGCACGTTCCGCATCGCGGTAGACCGCAGCTATTCCAAGGATGGAGAACGAAAGGCCGATTTTATCGACATTGTAACATGGCGGCAGACAGCGGAGTTTGTATGCAAGTATTTCCACAAAGGCAGTATGATCGCCGTGAACGGTTCCATCCAGACCCGTAATTATGAGGACAAAAACGGGAACAAGCGCACGGCCTTTGAGGTGGTCGCAGAAGGCGTTCATTTTGCAGGTGGGAAAGATGATGGCGCGCAGCGCGGAACGCCTCAGACGGGCGCACAGCATACACCGGAGCCGTTTAAAACAAATGCCGCTGCAGCAGATGTGCAGCAGGATGATTTTGCGGTGATTGACGATTCAGAAGATTTGCCGTTTTAAGGACGTGACAATATGGCAAATGACGGATATATCAAGCTTTACAGAAAGATGATGAAGTGGGGCTGGTACACTGACACGAATGCCAAATGTGTGTTTCTTCATTTGCTTTTTCTGGCACAATATGAGGCGTGTTTTTACCGTGGGATTGAGTTGGAAGTCGGACAGGCAGTAACGTCAATACGCGAAATTTCATTGCAAACAGGTATTTCAGTGCAGTCCGTGCGAACAGCGATAAATCATCTAAAATCAACACAGGAAATAACACAGTGCACACATGGAAAATTCAGCGTGTTTACAATAAAAAACTATATCGAGTACCAAGGAGTCAACACGGAAACTAACAATCAGGTAACACGCAACCAACACAGTGCTAACACAGAAGTAACACAGACCCTTATATTAAGAAATCAAGAAGTCAAGAAATCAAGAAATAAAAAAGATATCTCTATCGAGATATCCAAAAAGAAATTTGGCGAGTTTGAAAACGTGCTGCTCGACGGGCAAGAGCATGGGAAGCTGGTGGACAGCTTGGGCGATATTGGCGCATCGGAGTATATCGAGCGGTTATCTGCCTATCTTGCACAAACCGGGCACCGTTACAAAAGCCACTATGCCACGATTCTGAACTGGTGGAGGAAAGACGGCAAGCCTGTTAAACGCACATCGGAACCGCGTGTTATCAAGCCGGACGTGGGACGGGAGATCACGCCGGATATGACGGCAGAGGAGTTGTTTTAAATGCTCTGGGCAGAACAGAGCGTCATTGGCTGCCTGATGCTGGAACCCGCATTGCTGGATAAGGCGCGCACGATGCTTTCACCGAAGATGTTTGAGGCGGAGCCGCTGGCACGGATATTTTCCTGCATGCTGAAGCTGAAAAAGGCGGGAATGCCTGTAGACGCGGTGACGGTGGTTTCTAAGCTTGGCGCAGAGTACGACGGGATAATCCGAGAATGCGCAAGTATTACGCCGCGCATTGAGACATTTCCGCAATATTCGGCGCTTGTACTGGACGCATGGCGGGAACGTACATTGGTGACGGATTTACAGAGCCTTGCCATCAGCGGGCACACCGCCGACGAAATGACGGCGGAGCTTGAACGGATGGCAGCGCAGCAGCGTGACATCATGCAGCACGTACACAGCACATCGGAGCAAACATTTTTGGAGGCTGTGACGGAGGCATATAAAAACTTATTTCGGCCCGATACGTCGCTGAAAACCGATTGGAAACAATTCAACGACGTGCTGGGAGGTTTACAGCGAGGATGCCTGTACATAATTGCGGCGCGTCCGGGAGACGGCAAAACAGATTTTTCCATGCATCTGGCCGTGCAGCTTGCAAAGCGCTATCGCGTGGATTACAGAAGCCTTGAAATGACAAAGGAGCAGCTTGTGCACCGCATACTTTCTCGGGTATGCATGATAAATTCCACACGCTTTCGAGACCACGACATTGACGAAAACGCGCAGAAACGCATCGGCATTGCGGTAGACCGAATGGGAGATTTGCACCTCGTGATGGACGATACGCCTGGAATATCCGCCGAGGATGTGGAGGCAAAGCTTGCTTCAAGCAAGCCGGACGCAATGTTTATCGACTACCTGGGATTGATGCGCGGAGACGATACTGGAAAAAAACCTTTGTGGCAGATAACAGGCGAGATCACGCACTCGCTTAAGGCCATGGCGCAAAAGCACAATGTTGCAATTGTGGCATTGGTACAGATGGGACGAGCAGTGGACAGACAGAAAGAACCTACGCTTTCGGATTTAAAGGGCGGAAGCGACATCGAAGCGGACGCGGATGGTGTGATTTTTATGCGTCCGAAGAAAACAGAAGATTTTTTAAGCGGGGATGATGCGTGGGAAGTGGATGCGATCATCGCAAAAAACCGCCACGGAGGAATGGGAAGAATGCAATTCCACTGGCAGCCGCAGTACCACAATTATATCCCGGTTGATAACAGGAGGAGCGAATGAGCGAAAAAGAACTGGAGCGGCGTATTGACGTGCTTCTGACTGCGATTGAAAAGGCTCAGTTTTTTATCAACTACACAAAAACAGAGCTGAACGCATTAGAAAAGGAACTACACCATGAACAGCCGTGAAAAAGGGAAACGCGGAGAGCGGGAGTTGGCCGGAGAACTTCGTAGGCACGGATATGATGCCAGACGAGGGCAGCAGTATTGCGGTGTGAACGGCGATGCCGACGTTGTAGGCCTGCCGGGGCTGCACATCGAATGTAAGCGTGTGGAAAGGCTTGACCTGTACGCCGCTATGTCACAGGCCGAGCATGACGCACCGGACGGGATGCTCCCCGTGGTGATGCACCGGAAAAATAACTGCCAGTGGTTGGTTACAATGCGGCTGGACGACTACATGGAGATTTACCGGGAATGGGAGGCCGGAAAACATTGAGCAAAAACCTTGCGCTTACGCTTGCCCGTGCAAAAAACAACGGGATTCGTGAAGGAATCGACGCTGTGTGCGAAGCCATGGCGCTTGCGCACTACAACGCAGCAATAGAGCTTGAGCTTGACGAGCGAGAGGTCGGAGCATTTTATACGCGAATGCGGCAGGAACTACTTGAGATCCTTGCACAGGGCGGAAGAGATACATTTTCAGAGGAAATGAAACATGCGATATCGGTTGCATATGAAAAGATGGGCGTAGAGCCGATGTGATTGGAGAGAAAGAAAATGGACGATTTGATAAGCCGAAAGGCGCTGCTGGAAAAAGCATGGGAAGCAGATACACAGTGCGGATATGTGCAAGTGGTAGATATCGGAGACATAGAGGACGCCCCCGCCGTTGACGCCGCACCGGTAGTGCGTGGTGAGTGGATAGAACTCCATGAAGAAAACGGGCATGAGGTGGGTACTTGCTCTCATTGCCGCCATGTGAGAATTGTTGATAATTACTGCCCCAACTGCGGGGCCAAGATGGACGGAGGGAATGACGATGAAAGTACACATTCCAGCGTTTGAACCTCTTGGCACTGGGCTTGTAACCTCCGAATATGGTATCAATGTCGGCGGGCAATGCGAAAGAAATCGTTACGATGTTGACGATAAGACTGTGTTCTGCGGACCAGATGATTTTTGCAGCCACGGCCAGCGCCTGGAGGATACGAAGTGAAAATTTTAGTAGCCTGCGAAGAAAGCCAGGCGGTGACGATTGAACTGCGAAAACTTGGACATGAGGCATACAGTTGTGACATTGAACCATGCAGCGGAGGTTATCCGGAATGGCATTTGCAGCAAGATGTCATTCCGCTCCTTACTCAAAAATGGGACATGATTTTAGCATTTCCGCCTTGCACACATCTTGCTGTAAGTGGTGCAAAATGGTTTGCGGCGAAGCGGGCGGACGGCAGGCAGCAGAATGCAATTGATTTTTTCATGCAATTCGCTAACTCTGACTGCCCCCGAATCGCGATTGAAAATCCGGTTGGAATCATGTCAACGGTTTGGAAAAAACCAGACCAGATTATTCAGCCGTGGCAGTTTGGGCATGGAGAAACAAAGAAAACGTGCCTTTGGCTGAAAGGGCTTCCTACGCTTGTCCCAACAAACATCGTTGATGGGAGAGAGCAGCGGATATGGAAGATGCCGCCGAGCGAAGACAGAGCCAAAAACCGCGCGAAGACATTTCCTGGCATTGCAAAAGCCATGGCCGAGCAATGGGCCGGAGACATACGGGAGGAATGAAATGAGATGGTCAACAAAAGCCCCTAAAAAGGCTGGCTGGTATTTAGTGACACTTAAAGACGGGATTGTAATGCCAGCATACAGAAGTGAATATCCGACGGGTAATTTTACATGGAAGGAATTGCCGCATGGCTCGGTTGTGATTGCGAGTATACGATTCCCTAAAGCCTACAAGGAGGATTGACATTGAATGATTATTGGAAGTATTTGCATACAGCAATTGAAGAGTATAAAGAATTTCCAGCTTGGAATAAGCCAAAAGAATTTTATGAGTTATTAAACAAATTTTGCAATGAGAGCAAAAAATTTACAGAATCAAGCCCAATCGGTGATAACGCTCCTAAAAATCCGCATGCAGGAGAAACAAAAATAGGTACAACAGAATTTGATGTGTTCAACATGTTATCGTTAAAAAGATTAAGAAAAAACGGGATACACGAATAGAGGATGTGTAAAATGGAGAGAATTACTGTTTTCGATGGTAAATTTTGGGCGCATAAAAATTTCCCGCCAGTTAAAGATGATACGGTAGATGAATTTGTCGATTGTGTAAAAGAACTGGCAGCTCGCCTCGCCGCCTACGAGGAAACCGGGCTTGATCCGGAGGCAGTGGAGCACCTGAAGCTTGCAAGCATGGGAAAGGCCATTGCGAAAATCAAGGAGTTTGAAGGTGTCCCCGTTAACCGCCTCCGCGAGCTGGCGCAGGCGGAGAAAAAGGGGCGGCTTGTGGTGCTGCCGTGCGATGTGGAGGATAAATTATACGATGTTACGCTCGGAGAAGTAAGAGAGAAAATCGTGATATCCCTGTCGATGCTTCTGTCTAAAAGTGTGAATCATTTAGTGATACACGCTGAAAACTTTCGGAATGCGGTTACATCATACGAATTACAGGACATCGGCAAAACCGTATTTCTGACCCGCGAAGCCGCCGAGGCCGCGCTGGATGCGATGGGGGGCGAAAACAATGCTTGAAATAGTGCCTATATCCTTGGCCGAAGCTAATCAATACGTCTCTGAGCATCACCGCCACCACAAGCCGGTTGTTGGCCACAAATTTTCCGTTGGATGCACAGACGGGGAGAATATTGTCGGTGTAGCCATCGTAGGTCGCCCGGTTGCCCGTTACTTGGATGATGGATGGACACTTGAAGTAAATCGTCTTTGTACCGATGGAACCCGCAATGCCTGTTCCATGCTTTACGCGGCGGCGTGGAGGGCTGCGCGTGCTATGGGATACCATAAACTGATTACCTACATACTCGACACCGAGCCGGGCACAAGCCTGCGCGCCGCGGGCTGGCGCTGTGTCGGAGAAGCCGGCGGGCCGCGGC